ATCAAGACTCCCATGCCAGTCCCGCAGCAGTTCGGATATGCTCCGCAAATGCAAGAGCCTGCTGCTCAGGCTGCTGCATCCTCACAAGCAGGCGCCCAACCAGGAGTTCAGTAATGCCCTCGCCCCTTCTTACTAAGCAGTTCCAATTCACTCGCATGCTAGCCAAGTTGCTAGACTATGCGCACTCCCAAGGATTTGAACTAACTATTGGAGACGCCTACCGAGATCCTAGGGTTTTTGGTGCCATTGGAGAACGAAAAGGTTATGGTGAATCTAGGAGTGCCCACAAGCAGCGACTGGCCGTTGACCTGAATCTGTTCAAAGACGGCAAATTCCTCCAAGCAACTGAAGATCATCGCTTTCTTGGCGTGTACTGGGAATCTATGGGAGGAGCTTGGGGCGGCCGATTTGAAGACGGCAACCACTATTCCCTGGAACATAACGGAATTAAATAACCATGGCACTTGACCCCATCACAGCAGTTACAGAGCTTGGATCTACGCTGATCAACAAGTTCTTTCCAGATGCCGATGCTTCCCAGAAGCGAGGACTGGAAATGTTCCTCGCTACATTTACAGCGCAGGCAGGCATCATTAATACTGAAGCCGCCTCACAGCATTGGCTGGCAGCAAACTGGCGGCCCCTCCTGATGCTGACTTTTGGCGCCCTGATTGTGGCCCGCTGGTTTGGTTGGGCTGCTCCCAATCTTTCTGAGGCTGAATATCTGAAGCTCTGGAGTATCGTGGAACTGGGCATCGGCGGCTATGTTGTTGGCCGCTCCGTAGAAAAAGTTGCCCCCTCCATAGCTGCCGCACTTAAGAAAAACTGATCAACATGGCAACCATCAATCCCTCTAACCCCTTCACCTCTTACATCCTCACACCTGAGGAAACAATACGAGGAGCCCAGCTATCCCTGCTACAGAAACAACATATTCGTAATATCATTGCATCCTATGCTCAAGAACGTCTTGCACGGGAAATTGATCCCTCGCAAATGATGGCAACTGTGCAAGCAGATGCTAAGAACAAAGGACAGATTGAAGCTCTTCAATATCTCCTTGATCTTAGTGACGCTGCTGATTCTGCTCTCTCCCAATCAACCGCCCCTCAGGAAGGCTAAACCATGTCTGTCTTTGAAAAGATCTTCGGATCGCGTAATCCCGCCCCGGCCCAGCAACAGCCTGCTGCTACCAACAACCCAGCGCAGAATGCACCTACAATGCAAACTGCCTCCAGCGCAGGTACTGCACCCAATGGCGTAGTTCCCGCTGGTTCCGCAGCTGCTCCTGTCCAAGAAGCTGCTCCTATGGAGAAATTCAAGGATCTGTGGACTCCTCCTGCCGCCACTACGGAAAACCAAGGCCCGGCCCCGGTTGATCCCCAGAAACTAATGGAAGCTGCAGCCAAGGTAGATTTCAGCAAGGTCATTGATCCGGAATCTATGCAAAAGATTGCGGCCGGCGGTGAAGAAGCTGCTCAGGCCCTGGCTGTCCTTCTGAACAAAACTGCTCAGCAAGTCTATGGCCAAAGCGCTGTGACCACCGCAAAGATTGTTGAGCAAGCTGTCGCTCAAGCTCGTGACCAGTTCATGAGTGAGATTCCTGCAACCTTTCGCAAGCAGACTGCTCGGGATGCTGTGTTCTCTGAGAATCCTGCATTCTCCAATCCTGCTGTTGCTCCCCTGATTGAGGCGCAAGTTTCCCAACTGGCCCTCAAGTACCCCAAGGCAACTCCCGTGGAACTCCAAGCTATGGCAAAAGAGTACCTCGCCGATGTTGCCAACCTGATCGCTCCCCAGAAACGCGAAGCATCCCCAAAGAATGGGACCGCAAATAAGGGAGAAGATTGGGATGATTACATGTCCTAATCGCCCATTCCGGGCTCCCATCTTTCCCTTTTTCTGAGGAACTAAAATGTCTACTGGTGTTCTTAACACTACCACGCTGAACGGCACCACGGATTTCGTGGCGAAGAGTTTTGCTGGTATGATCACTCGCCTGATGCCGAATGGCCAGGCACCTCTGTTCGGCATGACCAGCATGCTGCAATCGGAAACTGCTGTTCAGCCTGAACACGGTTTCTTCACCAAAACCATGCTGTTCCCCAGCATGAACCTGGATGCTGCTGTTGCTAGCGGCGCCACCACCACCTTCCCGGTTGCTTCTACCAACAACCTGATTCCTGGCATGCTGATGCGTGCTCAGAGCACCGGTGAAATCGTCCTGATTAACAGCATTGCTAGCTCAACCAGCGTTGTTGTGACTCGTGGCGTTGGCACTGTTGCTGCCGGTGCCATTGCTGACAACGTGAACTTCTACCAAGTTGGCAATGCCTTCGAGGAAAGCAGCGTTCGTCCCAATGCCCTGCAAATCAACCCGGTCCGCATCACCAACCTGACTCAGATTTTCCGCAACACCTGGGCTCTGTCCGGTTCGGCTCAAGCCACGCAAGTGATTGCTGGCGAAACCAACGTTGCTGAAAGCCGTCAGGAATGCGCTGCATTCCACGCTGCTGATATTGAGAAGGCGCTGTTCTGGGGTCAGAAATCCCAGGGTACCCGGAATGGCCAACCGTTCCGCACCATGGACGGTCTGATTCGCATCACCAGCGATCTGAGCTACTATCCTTCCAGCTACGCGGCTGTGAACGTCAGCACTGCTGCCGCCACTACCAATTACACCCAGCTGGAAAACATGCTGGATCCGGTGTTCAACCAAGTCACTGATCCTAAGGCCGGCAACCAGCGCCTGTTGTTTGTGGGTTCGCAAGCCCGCAAGGTGATCAATAACATTGGCCGCCTGAACAGCACGTACTACATCAGCAATGGCCAAACCAACTACGGTCTGCAATTCGGTTCGTTCTCGATTGCCCGTGGTTCGTTCAACATGATTGAGCATCCGCTGTTCAACAGCAATGCCGATTGGGCCAAGATGGCTGTGGCTGTGGATCTGAGCTCTTTCAAGGTTGCCTATCTGGGCGGCCGCAAGACCAAGAAGGAAGAGTTCAACATGGCTGGCCAGCCTGTGGATAATGGCATTGACGCTGTTGGCGGCACCCTGCTGACGGAAATGACTTGCGTGGTGAAGAACCCGCCGGCCAATGCCGTCATCTATGATCTGACCGCAGCCGCTGCAGGTTAATCATGGCAGTCATTCAGGTGAACCCTCCCGGAATGGCTTCCACTGATCCTGGCTATATCAGCAGCATTACTGTTCGGACTGGTGGCGCTGCCACTGTCCTGACTCCGAATGCTACTACTGGCCAGATTACCGTGGATGCTCCTGCAGCAACCGCCCTCGTGCAAGCTTATCAGCGACTTAAACTAGTCACTGGGTAATCCTCCTGAGGGACTTGTTTTTCTGGCAGGTGTTTCAAGCTAAAAAACATCTGCCTCCCTCAGCCCCCTATCTTCTTCTTTAGGAACTAAACAATGGCAACTACCTCCGCCGCCTCTCTTGCTTCTTTGGAATCTCTGGAGCAGCCCAAGCAAGAACTCGTGGTGTTTCGCAATTCCCACGAAAGCAGCAGCATGTACACTCCCAAGGGTACGCGCGTAATCTTCGTGGCTGGCAAGTACGCTACCCAGGATCCAGAAATCATTGCTTTCCTGGATGACACCATTGCCGCCGGCAGTCAATTCCTGCGGCGCGGCACCCCAGAAGATGTGGCCGGCATCACTGGCAATGACCCTCTGGCCCAGCTTCGCGCTAAGTTCTTTGCTGAATTTGCTGCCGATTCTGCTCGCATCACTGCTGAGCTGAATCAAGGCAAGGATCAAGGAACCTCCAATCAGGGTCCCTTGAAAGCTGCAACTACCAAGGACATTGCTCCTATCAGCGCAGGCCGCTAAGCCTCCTCTTCCTGCCTTTTGCCGCAGGCAAGGAACAAACCACAGGGCCTTCGGGCCCTTTTTTTGGATTTCAAAATGACACTTACTGAACTCCAGCAGGAAGTAATTACGCTCACCAACCGTCCTGATCTGGCGGCAGAAACCCTGCTGGCAGTTCGGCAATCTACCCTTGCCCTTCATCAGATGGACTACTGGTGGAAGGACGTAAAGGAGACGGGCATCTCCTTCTCAACTCCTGAGTATCTTCAAGAGATTGAATACCGTCCAATCATTCCACGGTTTCGCGCCCTGAAGTATGTGCGGAAGTCTGATGTATCTGGCGCCGGCCTCGAAATGATCACTGTTGTCCAGCCAGAATCTGTGCTGGATGCTTATGGCACCAACCGTGTAGACGTTGCATATGCTGCTGGCCAGTCCATTGAGATCCGCAGCAGCACTCTTTTGCAATATTGCATCCTAGGGTATTATGAGCATCCAAATATTACGCCCACTGGGTTCAGTTCCTGGATTGCAGAAGATCATCCATATGCCATTGTCTTTGAAGCTGCTGAAAAGGTATTCAAGATGATTGGTAAGAGTGAAGAGTTTGCTGCATATAAACTTCTTCGAGATGAAGAGAAGCAGCGACTGACTATTTCTAACGTTCAAGCTATGGGGTATTAATCATGAGTGCATCAATCTGGAATCCTGCTGCTGGCCCCTCCGCTGGCATCCTTGCCCCCGCAATGCTGACTGTTAAGTCATCTAAATATACCAGTGGCCTGATTACCTCTGTGGGTGCAGGGAACACAATCAACGTGACTGGCTATGCCAAGCTTCGTGTGCAACTGGCGGCCCCAGGTACCGTATCTAATGCGTGGTTTGATGCTTCCGAAGCTGATGGCGCAGATACTGGCCGCAATGGTGAGCTCATTCTTGAAGCTTCCAATGGCAATCTTACATTGAGCCATACCGCACGCGGTGGGGCAGCCAATACTTTTATCCTTCTT